CTCAGGTTCCACTTCGCAACTGGCGGAAGAGCACCTCGAATGGCGGTCGAGTCTTGGTTAACTGAGGAAAGGAACCTTGGTCTTGTCCTACATAGTAGGTCCAATTGTCTACCCAAGGCGCTGGCCACTCCATGCTCAAATTGAGTGGTTTCAGCTCATGAAGATTGTCGAGATGGTGTTCAATAGCCAACTGCATTGCTACGGTCACGCCGAACTGTCGTTCGACCAGCAGCCTAGTACGCATAGGTGGGGGCACCACACGCACTTTGGCCTCGTCAGAAATTGCAGACAAATATTGTTCTCGGACCCAACTGGACAAATGGGAGCCTTGTCTCTCCATGAATCCGCGCATATAAAAACGCACGCTACGCGTCACCCTAAGTCCATACTGGGCGAGCGAAGACAAAATGGGGCAACCAGGGTATTGATGTGCTAAAGACAATGCTTTGCAGCGCAACAGCATGAGCTTGACCTTAGGACTCGATTGGGCGTATCTGGACTGACACCAACCGAACGAAACAAGCTCATCAAGAGGATTTGCCACGTTGACTAAATCCTCCCGGTCGAAGATGAGTCCGCAAAAGGAAGCGGACTCCAACTCATCATGCATTTCAAGTTTGATCACCAGACCTAAATCTTTGAAATCTTCTGAAGTTGGCGCGGGACCGTCTACCCTAAACAGTCCGTCATCACCTTCAACAACACCGATGGCTCTACCTCCCTTTCTTTCGGTGAGGAAAAGCATGAACATCAGGTTTGACCACCCATTGCCTAGAGAGGTACACATCTCTCCGCTCATACGGGTAGCTAACACTTGGACTGTGAAAAATTTGAAATCACAGGTGTTCTTCCCAGCCAGAACCTCGCGCACTAAACGCATGAATTCTTCGTGCTGGGGCAACTTGCTAGTCATGTAATCATACAATTCGAACTCGCAAGCTTTCATCAAGTCCGCCGTGAACAGTGACTCGAAAGCGGTATAGTCTGTAGCCATGTATTTAGAACCAGGGACATACAGACGCTCGAGAATATACTTGGGTCGGTCATGAATAGGGACCTTCTTGATAAACCAAGGAAGCTGGAACACTTCTTTCTCGATGAGCTTGAAGATGGGACCAACGGTACACTTGAACTCGTCCGTTCTAGAGTTGATCGCACGCGCGTGTTTCCACTCTGGATAACACTCATCTTTCATGAAGGATTTACAACGCATGTGGTGCTCCTCAAGGGTCAAGCACTTCTCCATCTTCTTCATAAGCTCTTCTCGCCGCCACATCGGGTAGGGCGTACTCCCCAACCATGTAGCTGTCGATGTATCACTGTCCGGCGCTAACGGGACAAGATGCTTCCGCGCGAATTTTCGTACAAAACCGCGGAGTGCCTCCAATATGCCTGGCTTCGGTTCAGGAGGTCTGAATGCGAAGCGTTTTCGTACGCCGGCTTCCAACGTTAACGGATCATCGGGATCCGGGTGCGGTAGCGCTGCACCTACAACATGGCATCCCAGCGAAGCTGCCACCGCTGATCTCTTCAGCGGACTCCAGGGTAGGTAACGACCGAACTTCGTTCCTATCTTGACCTCCGGGCACTTGGGGAGCGGCACTTCGCCGTAGCGATAACCATATTGCACTAACCTGGCGCTCTGGGCCGGCGCACTTAGAAATTCGGCGTCTCAAGCCGACGCTTCTCCCGCATGGCTTGGGAGAAGCACACCACCGCATCGGCGGTGTCATTCACAACATGTCGAGAATTGAGCACATCGTATCGATTCAATGCGATGGACATGTTGCGAGGGACATTCTGAAACACACGCGCTCGGACAACGTCTGGGGCGTCAAGGTAGTTGATATTGGTGGCAGTCGTGTTCTGCACAAACAATTCAACAGAGATAACCTTGCGTGTCCGTCGATCAGTCAAGCGATCCACATACTCGAACTCTGCCAACCGACAGTCGTGGTGCTTGACCTCCTGGAGCGAATTAGTGTCAGGACGCAAATCTCGCCGTTCTTCATCATTGAGCGTGAAGACGCGAACACACCGTGCCACGTGTCGCATGACATAGGTGTTTTTACCGTACGCATACTTGACCTGTGCAGTAGCCACCTGCTTCAGGAGAGTAACGTTCGTAAGGAGGTACGAGAAGTACATCACGCATGCGCTGATCATCATGTATGCCGAGAGCGCAATGCGAACAATTTTGAATCGTCGGACTTCAAATGGGCGCGCCAGTATGTCGGCAGTCGCAACGATAAAGGTAGCAATAGCTGCACCTGCTATGATCCACAAACCATGGAAATCCCGGATCGTAAGCTGGCACCAGCCGAACTCGAAGCCTCGGCAAGCGTCCCTCAACGCCTGATCAAACACCAGAGAGCCATCCTCAATCCACTTCTTCATGGCGGTGTTCGATTTTTCGAGTTCTGCAACCTGCAGAGAAAGTTCGTTCTTCTCACGAGCAATTGCCTTGTGAGCTTCACTGTCGCCTGACGCCTTGTCGAGGGCGTCATGCACAGCGGCGATGAGATCGTCTCCACCAGATCCACCTCTTTTTTGGTTTTTATTATTTTTTGGGTTACGGTCCTTCCAGCGCTTCACCTCCTCTCGGTGTTCCTGCAGCGCTCGTTTTCCTGCATCAGTGGCCAATCCAGTGCACGCGTTGGTCTTGTGGCCTTGTTCACCACATTTAAAGCACACAACGGGACGGGATCCTCCTACTGAGCGATCATTAGAGTTGGCTGCTACAGAGTCGTGACGAGTAGCGGCGGAAGGGACACTAGTGATTTTCTCAATGCTAGCGGACATGAAAGTCTAGGAATACCAACAGATGGA